GAAAAATTGGATTTTTGGATCCGTAGCAGGGATAGCCCCCCGAGGAGTTTGTTAAACTCCACGAGTCCCTTGCTTTACATTTAATAGGCGGCCATTACGCCTACCTCAACACCAACCACGGGCACGCTCATATGTGTCCTTAAGGGCTCTACCCGAGGGTTTTCACCAATCTTATCAAGAAACGAACGAGGCAGTTAGTCACTCTGCTTATCGCCGTAGTCAAATTTCAGTTACCCCAAGGGTCGTACACCCAGGCCTACAAACCACACGCACCCCCCCACTACCTTTGTGGGGTAAGTCCGAAGTTGATGCCAAGATATCAAACACCTAACCAATGCATCACTGCCATTCACACGTTCCAAATGAAGGCTGTCGGTTATCCATGACTGATTCATGGTACCGGTGGATAAACACCACCATATAATCTATTAACTACCACCACCCAACATATCGTTGGTGGGCTTCCCTCTAGTGACAATCACAGGTAGGGCAGATAGCTAAAGTGCACCGAATTTATTTATAGCGACCGCGCCCATCGCTAGAAGTTTCCAGTTACAAGCTGGGTGGTAACCACGGGTACTGTAGATAAGTTATTGCTTATTGCGGGTACAGTCACCGTAGAAGTAATAGCAGGAACAGTGACGGTGGGGGTAATTGAGCTCAACATCAATAAGCTGACACTGGCTTGCAAGGTTGTTGTCCCTGCACCATACGTAACTGTGACCTTAAACGTAAAGGCCTCAGAACCAGTGGAATTGACCGTCCAGTGGTTCACCACCGCTGTTCGTTCAATCGCTGCCCCCTGGAAGTCATCTGAAAAGACTGCACTCCCATTCTTAAGTATCCCCACGTGCACATCAGTCATATTAACGCCAGTGTTAATAGCACTAACCACGATGGTCAAATAATAATCTCCACTCGGCAACACCAATGATCCAGAGGTGTTCACCACACCAATGGAATCATAGTTCGTCGTCGCTAAGGTCAACTGTTTGTCCACCGTTGTTGCTCCTGCCGCTAGGCCGGAGTCAAAGGCGTAATATAACGGTGCACCATAGAAAGTACTAACCGTCTGTCCCCCGGCTGTAGAAGTAACGGTTTGCGCCCCAGCCGTGGACGTAACCGCAGTTACCACTTGTGCTACCTAGTAGTTGCCCGCAGCAACTAATTGACTGTAATTCGCATACAGTATGGTAGCATACACTGACGTCACCGTAGTTGCGGTGGCGGTAAGTGCCAGAGTCTGATTGAAAGCAGTTGACCTCACTGCAAACGTAATTCTTGCTGTAGTGGCGGCAGCTAACACCGCGGCGGCACCTGCTGTGTAGGTCACCGTGTTGGTACTGGTGGTTCCGCCCAAGGCAGACACACCTGTGCCTACAACTAACAGGTCCACCAAATACTCGCCGATGCCACCAAAGGTAATAGTATTTGTTGCCGCTGTCGCCGCTATGTTGCCACCACTAGATGGATTCACTACAGTTGTGCCAAACAGATTCGACGAGTTCACAGGCACCCCATTAAGGGTAGCAGATGTCCCGAGTAAACGACTCGGACAAATATCAAATAATTCAATCTCGTAATCCAACCAAATCTTGGCCACAATAGAAGTACTATTCGCCGTCCCACTCACTGCCACAACCAAATTGGCCATATCATAAGTCTTCTGATCTAGGTTGCTCGCTAACGGCCCAACACGCACGTATAAATCACGAGCTAACCCCATACTAGCTGCATTACAAGCCATAAGATCAAGTTTCTCTTTGATAAACCAATCTGCAGTTGCGCCAAGAGGGTACTGCTTAACATTCCGGTACTGATTAAACTGCTGCTCGGTAGGTGGGTCCTGGTCAAGGACATCATACTGCGGAGACAACATAATTGCCCCCACGGCTGACGTACCTTGTAGCGGAATTAGGCGTGCAACCAACCGTCGCACCCGCCATCTCGTAAAATTGCAGGCAATTTGCGACAACTCAGGGAAGGTAGTATACATTCCAGGGTTAATAGGATACTGTGTGGCCAGGAACCCGGTATTTCCAACCAGAGTGCCTAGATACTCAGTACCAATAACAATAGTGCCACCAGCACGACCAGTTCGAAACACCGGCCTGCTTTTACTCACCGCAATAGTACTCACCGCAGGGACCTGGACCACTTGATAGGTATTCATCCCACCACCAGCAGATTTCATCCCGTTACTCTTCTTCTTATTCTTTCGCTTATTAGCAGGCTTAGGGCCCGCCTGGGTAAAGTTCGTATTCTTTCGACCTTTTGCCATCACTAGGAACACTTCACGACAATTCGTTCGGGTGTACCCGACAGTACATCAAACGACTTCCTGTTTCGCCCAAGGCTCATCAGGGGTTAACGGTTCACCAACCGGGTGTTAACGTGTTTTCCTTCACGCATGGCGTTTGATCTTGGTGGGATCTGTTATGGCTAGCCGCGCCACTGGGCCGAACACCCCCCCCATTCTGTTACCTCGTCCATTGTCTGCCACATCTTCCGCATCCAATAAAGCCTAATCATAAACCCTACCTCAAATCGTAGGATGTGACATGAACGAGTGCTGAACCTAAGAGGAGGCCCCCACGGCCCACGCGCTTATCAACTAGTCTTGACTACTTAACCTAAGTCAAACACCACTAGCCACCCGGCCCGGGGGGCAGTTTAAGGTCATGCCCAGGACCGCCACAACCTTAGAAGCAAGAACGCCCGGAGTAAAGGTCTATACCAAAACTCACGGGTTCGTCGCATCGCTGGACCTCAAACGGAGGTATAATAAAGTCCATGTAGTGCTGTTCCATCATCATCTGCACCTCCGGTTCAACACCAAAGGCACGACAAAAACTAATGCGCGTCCGATCATGAATGGGTTGGTACTTACGGTGCATTCCAACCGCAAGATTCACAAAACCACACTCCCAACCAACAGAATTCTGAATTCTCCCACGCGCACCAACACCACGGCGACACAACAAGCTATAAAACTCTTGGTAACATGGTATGCCACCCGTCAGTGACATACCACAGTTGCCGATTGCATCACAATAGTCTGTAAACGCAGCCTCAGATTTGAGCATCAGAACTGACATGCAGTCCTTAGGTATCCCGGCTTTGATATTACGCACCATCACGTAACCATCTTCCGTCCATACCGGATGTGTTTGGCAAAAATCAATATGCTCAAAAACATAAACTGGGTCCTCGATTGTCACTTCGAACCCAAAGTCTAACATCCACGCTTCAAACCCTCCGAACAGCGCCACATCGGCCGTTTCGCACATGATTACACAATCGTCGCCGTTATCAGCAATCTCGGCATCTAAGCCTACATGATCACAATAGGCCTTCACCATCATGGTCATAAGCAAACAATTGCCCGTCGACGTGTTCATATCACCGCTCATCCGCCCCCCAACCCGGGTATACCTGATGTCACAAGTCTCAAATCTAATAAAGCCTTTGTTAATCAACTGCATCTTAAGGAGCCACGCAAGATATTTATCATTTGGATAAAATAACTTGTAAATTGAGTGCTCAAACAAAAGTGCATCATAACTAACGTGCTCATCAAACCGATTCGCATCAAAAGAGATGGCGACCGGACTCCGGAAGCGTTTCCACTTCTGTTCCATCACCTCCCCAGTATCCCGCGCATTTAGGCCTTTAACTATCATCGGTAGGCGACTAGGATTCATGCGTTTAAAAATCCCCATAATCACCTTCTCCAAATGTTTCAAATAGCATCCCACTTCAACACTGTAAGCAGGCGTTCTCGGTTGTATAAGACGAGGGCATGACTCCTTCTTGAGAGCCTTCTCAGCCTTAACAAACGATAACAGGTATGAGTGAAATATCTCAAGGTCATGCTCTTCCAAATAATTAACGGCGTTCTGCATACAAGCCCTCCGACGGCCAGAGTACAAGAGCGGGAATTTCTCTCGCTCGATCTTAGTCATCACAGAAGACCGCCTGCGGAACCCATCGCGAAGGTAACCCAAACGTTCATCAAACACACCCGGTAGAGGTTCTGGAGGTGGTCTCAACCCATTAGGGGTCTCCACACAGAAAACGCGCTCTACCAACGCCCTATACGCATTCGCCGGATTATGGTTATACACATAATACGCTACTTCGGGGCTTAGCCCGGCAATGCGATATACCTCCCGAACCTTTCCCAAGCTGTCCACAACCCCCCGCACGACCAATTTGTTACCACGATTCCCAAAAATGGGTGGTCGTTTTATTTTCGTGGTAACACCATTACTGAGGATAAGGCAGCCCTAGAGCGCAACCGCGGCATCTAGCCGCGGTTGTGCTTCCAACACCGGTCGCGCCAACAATCTTTCGGATACGCGCCAAGTGGATGGATTATACCATACCAACCTAACCACGCGCCCATACTCAACTGGAATATTCGCTTCGATGATGGCGTCAGCTTGCCAGTCTTCATTGGCCTCGCGTTGGCATTCTCGAGTGATAAAACAAAGTAGAACAGCCCGCTCCAATATACGCTCTCGATCCGCGGGAACAACCCCACGTACACCCTCGATAGCTTCGGGTGTGGTGTCATGTAGGTATTGGGAGATTTTTATCCTAGCTAATGCACGATTTTGAGCAAACAGCTTAGGCGGTGACCTCGCAAGATAATTTGGGTGGGTATTACGAAATTGATGGGCCAATCGCGCAGCCAACCGCATGTTCGGATGTCGAGCATACCCTGTTTCCAGGGAAATGACTGCATTCCTCCCACGAAGTTGCGCACGCCCACTAACCACCTCGATCCGAGTGTCTTGTACGATCTCTCGAATCTCCTGCGGGCCGCCAAATACCCTGGCAACCACAATACCACCGGCCACTCCGGCGGCACCGACCGCAAGAACAATTGTCATCTTACGGCCCCTCTCCCCCGCTCGTGGAGCTAAAGCGCTGACAAGGCGCAATAACCCCCGAAGTCCCAAGTTCAACAACATGTCTGTCTGCATTTAGCGCGACGATATTGTCA